TCGAGTGAAAATAAATTTTTGAGTTGGATTTTCACGCGCTAACCATTTTCCGGCAAAGGGACGGCGCGAAAATGAGTTGGTAAGGGCAGTTCGGTTATACTTTGATGATACTTTGATGATGGTCGCTGAGCGAAGCCGAAGCGCGGTCGCTGAGCGAAGCCGAAGCGAAGTCGAAGCGAAGTCGAAGCGCGGTCGCTTATCGTCCCTACTGTCACTAATCGTCCCCATGGTCACTGAGCGAAGCCGAACTAAGCCGAAATGTGGTCATTGAGCGAAGCCGAAATGTGGCTAATGGTCAAAATCTCCTGAAATACCGTGCTGCATCCGCCATCAAATCAACGGCAACCGTATCGCATACTTTGCTCTCTGATTCATAACCGGACAGCAGGTTAATGAATGTGGAATAATCGGCGTCCGATTCTTTCATATCCTTCCGGTACTTCATGTTCGTCGACAGCCATTCCTGCTGCGCCGCAACCCTGTCATGTACGTTTCCTTTTTCCTTAAAAATACGTACCGGAAAATCCGTCTTTTCCCTGATACTGATTCCCGTGTGAGCGTACACACTACCATCAAAAAGTATTTCCTCTATTTTCTCACCGAGTGAAGCCGTCCCACGGTCGCTGAGCAAAGCATCCCGGTCACTGTACGTCAACCGGTCACTGAGCGCGTTCGCTGAGCTTCGGTTGGTGAGCGTAGTCGAACCAAGTCGAAGCGACGCCGAAGTGACAGAATCCGAAATAACATCAATACATCCTGCTTCATTTTCAACAAACGCAACACGCACCAACTCCACAAATGATTCCTTCCGCGAAAAAACCGCTATACAAAAATTATCCGCCGAAGGTTTAATAAATATCGTCATGTTCTTTAATTTCTTTAAATTCATAAAATTCTTTCTCCAATTTTACACCCATTGCAAACTCCATTCCTCAAACGGTCTTATCGCCGACGCAAGTTTATTCAGCGCCACATACCGCTGCGAATCGATTGAATGATTCCATTTGTCAATCGGTTTATTGGTCGGATTCCCGTCATCGTCCACAGCCCATCGGTAGTTACGGTATTCTTTGATGATATTAACGCTCTGCTGCGTGATATGTTTCTGATACCGGTTGAGTATGCTCAAACCCGTTTTGATGCTGTCCGCTCCTTTTATCGCCGGCTCTATGTTCCATCCAAACGATTGTATTTCGCTGATGGACTTTGGCTCTGCACTGTCGGCAACTATGGACGTTTGCTTGCTGACCCCGCAGGATGAAAGATACTCGGAAATCATCGGATTATCGTATTTCTTCTCGTACAACAGTTCGTTAATCCACAACTGACCGTCTGCGAGATACACGTCGGATATTGCCGTCGGATCATTTGAAAACCCAAAATCAATCCCGATCCAGTGCCGTACTGCATAATCCGGAATCGCCGTGATGATGTCCCAGTTCTGCATCACAATTCCAATTTTCGATCCGGTAAGTCCCAACCCGTATACCTTCCACCATTCAGCGTCATCCATATTGCTTTCTATTTCTCTGATTTGCGTAGACGTTAGGAATGCGTTGTCCTTATACGTGGAATGGATCAGAACAGAGTCGTCTCTCGGCAACACCTTTTCATCAAGCCAAAACTCATAACAGGGATTGCAGTCAAGAAATATCGTTCCGGTGGTTCGTATCGCCAAATGCCGGTATATCTCGTAGGATATATTGATGCATTCATTCACATAAAGAATATCCCGCGACGGTCCGTGTACCTTTCCCGGAGTGTCAGCCGAAAAAAACTCAATCTTGGAATGATTAATCTTGTAAATCTTGTTGGTAGCGTTCCAGTCATTTTCAAACCACAAACCATCAGCGCGCAACATATTCTCAAAATCCCTGATACATCCTTTACTCAGGTGCGGAAACGATTCCGATACTACCGATATAAGCAACGGCTTTTCCGATGCTTCCGCTATGTAGTAGAGCAACTGCAATATCGACCACGTCTTCGACGACCGCGTCGATCCCTTATTGGCAATAATATGTTTCTTCGCTCGGTATGCCTGAATATTCTTCTTGAAAACAACCGTATGATTCATTTCCCGTCCCCCAGTTCTTTCCGTAGCATTTCAATCTCGTCTCCCGTTTCTGCGTCAATAACGCTAATGTTCAGTATCGGGCGTTTGATATTGATGTCGCTCTTTGTGGGCGCATAATATCCCTGTGCTTTGAAAAAAACGTCTAACGCTCTCACCCGTTCTCCATCAGAAGGAATCAATGCTTGACTGTCTTTTTTTAATTGCCTTGCATTTTTTCCTCTTGCGATTTCAGATAATATCTCAAGGCTTTCTTCACGAGATAAAATTGCCTTTTTAATAGACTCTTTTGCTTGGCTAACTATTTCATTGTCTTTTACTTTTTCCTGTTTTTTAATGCGAGGTTTGTTATATTCTATCGCCTTATAGTACCACTTTTTCATGGTACTTTTTGGGACATTGTCCCATTCTGTCCCAAAATGTCCCAATACAAAATTTCTTTTTTCTCTTGGATGAGCAAAAATGAAGTCCGCCATTTCAATGACCTGATTTGAATATGTTGCTTGTTCGCTCATTCCAATTTATCATCGTTTCTATTGTCCTCGAACATTACCGTTGCAAGGTCAAGGCAATTTTCCAATTCCCTGATTTCTGCCTTTAACTCAATGAATCTTGTCTTAATCGAGTTTGATGCTACGCCGGTAGCGACAATCTCATCCATCGTCTGCAATTCCAACTTCTTTCTTTCTAACCTCTTTTCTAATACTTCTATATAAGTCATCGTTATTGATTTCATGCGGCATAAATTTAAAATTCATGCCAAAGTTATTACTATTCTGAAAAAATATCACATTCTGAAAAATCTATTTCCGGAAAATTCTGTTTGATTTGCTTCAGATCGCCTTTATAAAACACCAAAACGTTTTGATGGATTTTCCCGATCTTCCGGCTGATGTTGAATTGACGAGGCACTCTTAATGCCATACTACCTATTTGCGTGGCAAGGATTATTTCATTGTAATACGAAAGTCCGGAGCTTCGGAAGGCGTCTATCGTGTCTGCAACAAAGTTATAGTATGTACCCGTTTTATCGCGAACCTCACCAACCACAAATACGGCAAACCTGTTGTCGTTAAGCAATGAGCATGTTTTGCTGACGATTTCCCGGTATGATTTGATGAAGTCGTAGTACTCCATGTTTGACAAATCTCGTGGATTATCGGAGTACACTTCAAGGTCTGCGTATGGCGGGCAACTGAATACCAAATCGTATTTTTCATTGTAAAACAGTTGGTCAATATTCACACTGTCTTCACACACCCAATATGGCATTTTTGTTAAATTCCCTAAATTCTTTAAATTTCTTTCTCCAAAAACGTCTTCAGCATTACGGTAATTAGCATCTATCTGTTCTTTCCGCAAATCTACTCCGTAATACTGCATTCCGAGTTTCGCAGCAACTATACCACGCACTGATCCGCCTGCAAAAGGGTCGAGTATTATTCCATTTGGAATATTAAACCATCTGTATACCAATTCGCAAAGAACAGGATCAAATATTGACGTTCCTTCCATCAATGGAATATTGTTCGATTTACAATATTCAAATACATCATCCCATGAAGGGACAGCGCCATTCTTTTCACGAAGTTGGTTTCTAATTTCGTATATCCGTGGCGTCTGCGCCGATGTTGAATACGTCAGATTACCATCCCGTCCGGTTTCGCTTTTGATACCAAGAGAAATCCATGCGTTTTTTCGTTCCTGCCATCTTCCGCTTTTACTGTCCAAAATTGAGAAAGGCGGGATAATAAACCTATCATTCAAACTTCCCACTTTCCCTGTATCGCTTTTTCCAAAACCGCCAATATCAAAATCATTCAATATTTCAACACCCAATTCTACAATATCAATGTCAAATTCATTCACGGCTACTTCCTGAATCAGATCAATATCAAGAACAATATTTTGTTTTGCCGTTGTATTCGCCAATAACGCTGCTTCGTGAAATTGTTTCGTGCCGCTCTGTATGTCTGTTCGTTTCAAGACAACCGGACGGCTACCATCGGTTTCTACCACAATTGGTTCAACTTCGTATCCCAGAACTTCGCTGATTTTTTCCTGCCGTGCGTTTCCGGAGATAATCTTATCATCGCTCGAAACGGTAAAACTTTCAATCACGCCTACCGTTTCAATTGACTTTTTTAACAGCGCCATTCCTGAATCGGTATGCCGGTTAAAATTCTTGTCATCCTGCGCAAAGTCTGATATTTTGATCCGTTTACTCATTTTCCATTTAATTTTAATTGCACCTCTACCATTGCGGTTTTGTATACAATACCGGTAATCGGCGCTTTTTTCACATAGTAATATGCGTTTTGTGGCTTTCTGTTGATTTTTTTCCCTATAGCGTGATATCCAAAACCATATTCTCTGGCTTTTCGGCAGTATACGGTTCGTGTTAATTGGGCGTCTTGGTTTATTTTCCGTTTATCGGTAATCAATTCCTTTTCAAATCCAATCGTTTCACACGTGGTATCCAATATATCATCAAGTGTTATCATACGTTTTTGGTCATTATTTTAACTCCTGTTTTTGGCAATGCAAAATAAACCTGCCCAGCTGAAATAGCGTCGTGTTTTGCTCGGTGATGTCCTTTTATATCAATGCCAAGATGCTTGCATACGGTTTCCAACTTATAATTCGGAAGATTCAAATGTTTTCTTGCCTGATGGCATGTACAGCAATAACGTAATGGCTTGCATTTGATCATCCATCTTTTCATTTCGCTGGAAATACAGTCGATATCAAATTGTGCGTTGTGAGCAATGAGTAGCGATCCTTCAATATACGTCCTCAAATCTATCCAAACATCTTTGAATGAAGGAGCATTTTCCAACTGATGATTTGATATTCCATGAATAGCGTAATGATCTGGATTCATTCGCGGATAGCATGACGGTTTAATGAGCCAACTCTTTGAATCGACAACATTCCCTTCAATGATCTCTGCAACTCCTATTTCGCAGGGATAATTCCAGTCTGCCGTTTCCACATCAATTGCTACCACCTTCATAATACTCATTCCTCTTTCCTTAAAAAAAACCGGCGCTTCTGTCACTCATTGTCCCTATAGTCACTCAACATCTCAACGGTCGCTGAGCGAAGTCGAAGCGCGGTCGCTGAGCGAAGTCGAAGAGAAGTCAAACCTTCGGTCACTGAGCGAAGCCGAAGTGAGCCGAAGTGAGTCGAAGTGCGCCGGCAAAATTCAAAACAACTATCAATAAAATCAATCAAAATCAACTATTTCGCAAATTTACCGCTCTTATTTTAATAAAATACCATGTTTTTCAAAAAGTTACATACAATTTATCAAAAACTTATCAACAACTGAGCATACTTTCAACTTGTCTGTACGCTTTTTTGATCAGATGATCAACTTCAAAATTTTCAGCAACCTTTTTACACGACTGCCATACGACCGAGTGTTTTAACCCGACAACATCCCCTATTTTCCTGAATGAAGCGCCTGTAACCCGTCTCGCTACAAAACAATACACCTGTCTCGGAATAACCGCCTCGAGTTTCCGGGTTCTTGACCTCAAAACATCAGGATTCGCTCCCGTCCGCCTACAAACCTCCAAAAAAACATCTTCCGGCGTCTTCAACTTCCTTTTGTTAAATTCCTTAAATTCCTCAAATTCCTCACCCTTCACCCCCGCCACAATCCACGGCGATAACTTTCTCTGGTTGCAGTGCCAGCAATCCGGATGGTTGCAAAAGCACGGCGTTATCTGTTCTAATGCGCTCATATCCTTATATTTTATACATTCATCCCCAATTTTCCAAACAAATCCATGACCCTTTTAAGTGCTCGCTCATCACCGATGACCGGCTTCTTTTCCACGCTGCAAAAAACCACATTTTTCATCACCCCGTCCATCACCTTCCGTTTGGCGTCATCTTCCGATTCGGCATCCACATTTGCCTTCATCTCCTTCCCAAAAACCGTGAAATACACGCTATACGAGCTCATCCGATTTACTGTTAATTGTGAAAAACAGATCGCCTGAGTTGTACTCAATCGTCACATCCAGATCGTCCGCGTCCGCTATGCGATACAATCCCTCAATCACGTTTCTTTCTAATTGGCAATACCGGTTCCTTTTCCTTTCGTATGGAATGACAGTAGCATAGTACCCTATGCCATCCGGAAAGTCCGTAAAGCACACGTTCGTGTACGATATACCGCACTCATGCAAAAATTTTAATATGTTCCCTATATCCATATCACTAATCACTAACCACTAACCACTAACCACTAATCATTATCCCACTAAAAGTCACACCGGTTGCAAACCTCGTCGCACTTCTTTTCGCACGCATGTTCGTGGCAAAACCCGCGTCCGTCTGCATCCTCGTCATGAAAACAGATGCAGTTCCCGCAATAGCGGTCTACATCCGTCGCTGCTATCCTGTTCTTATTCCGGTCGGCGGCGCTGTACTTCTCCAATTTCCCTTTTCTTGCCATAATCCTTATTGTCTTTAAAGTCCCTATTGTCCCTACTGTCCCTACTGTCCCTTCATCCCTCGCACCCTATCGCCATTTTAACATTCATCCTGTGCTGTTTCCTTGCCCGCTTGACTTTTTTCCGGAAGTCAATCTCATCTACAATCACACGACAAATCGTCAGGCACACCGAAAAACCAACGCCAAACTTTATAAAATACATGATGTCCACTATGTCCATGATTCGTATTTTTTAAGAATTTCATCTACAATTATTCCGACTTCATGAGCGTACCAACTTGACTGAAACATTGTCTTTTCCTGTATCAATCTCATGGATTCAACTAATTCGTCAATCTTCGCCTTCATCTTCGGCTGCACGTAATTAACCTCAATATCCAGAGTTGCTTCCAATCTGGAAATCCGCTCTTTGAGTTCGTCAATTTCAGGCTGTCTACTTTTGCATCCATCAACAAAACTATCTCTATTAGTATTCAATATTAGGCTTATTGAATTTGTAAGATTATCAATTTCAGGCTGCCTGCTTTCTGCACCTGCAATGAAACCAAGCCTGCCCCATTTTGCACCAATATCATCTCTTATATCTTTTTGATATTTAAATGCTGCCTCTTCAATTTGTTCTCTGGTCATAAATTCTCGATTTCAGGTTGTTCAGCATCAACTATCGCCATAGTCGTTGCTTTGAAATTTGCATCGTGATACGATATTATTTTGTCCTGAAATTCATTCATGCAGTTTACCCTCTGCAATTCGCAAATCTTATCAGTGAAGTTTTTCAGGGCTTCGGGGAAGTGTTTCTCGTAAAACTCATCTGCATTGACCAAGCAACTTTTTGACATATAATAAGTTCGCTCTTTTGCCTCATAATCAGGCAAAAACTTTTCTATAAATTCTTGTAATTCCATATCTATTTTATTTATAAGGATTAACATTAAGTGTATTCACATCCACCGCCAAGCCTGCATCAATCAGACCGCGATAGTCAATTTTCAACTCATGCAGGTAGTCGAAGAGTTGGTATTGGTTTTTTACATCAAACTCATTATCGCTTATCAAAAATGATCCATTCTCAAAATAAAATAGACCATAAAAATCATGGAATGCCCCATTTCCTTGTATTGATAAAAACCACCAATTTTGGTTATTTTTAAATGCTATCTTTGCTAACTCCACAATCGGCACTATCTCTTTACCGTTGTGGGTGACAGTTCTGCATAGTGTATCAATTGGATATAATACCGGTTTATACCCCGCTAATTCTACACCATCTTTAAATAATATGTATGGTGTAATTTTGCATATATGCCCTATATAATAGCCAATCAAGTGTTTTTTACTTTGATATGGTTCATCAGATATATATCCCGCAATGTCTTTTAATTCTAATTTTCGTTCCATTTTTATTATTATTTAATTAATTTATAATCATATATCCATACATACGGGTTACTATCCCATGTACCTTTTCCATGGATTGAATCGAAGAGATTGGCGTAGGCTTTTTTTGGATTGTAATGGTAATAATCATTCGTTCCTTTAAACCAGTAAACCATGTTACCAACTTCACTTCCATCTAATTCACTTATCATTCCTTCTTTCAAACAATCTTCATCGCTAATATCCTGCACCCGCTCGCAGCGCACTCCGGTGATTTTGATGAAATGACGGGCGTATTTGGCTGGCATATACAGTTTGTTTTTCCACGCCCACTCATAATTTTCATATTTTGTTCCGTATTTGTATTTGACACATTCTTTCCATTCCAAGTCCAGTAAGCCGCCTTGATAATGAGTAATATAATACGGCTCTTGAATGAAAACCGTTTCACCGAGTTTGAATCGAGATTGAATATTCATTCCACGATAATACACACTACCAACTTTATTGATAGTTATATATTCTGAATCTTGAGTTCCGTCATTACAACGATACGGAACAATCCGCCTTGTTTGCGTTTTCCTGCCTTCAATCGTGGCGTGGAACATCGCTTCCGAAAACATAATTCCTTGCATTTCATTGATTTTTAATGATTAAACATGTTATAATCCCTATCCACACAGTTTTTAGGCAAATCCTCACGTCTGATTCCGGCTTGCTGCAACAGAGTATCTTTGAAGTAGATTTTAGAATTATATTGATCTAAAAATCCGAGAATACAATCCGTAAAACATTCCAGGTACAAACGATTGTATTTTTTACCACTTAATAAACCAATTTTATATAAATCACAGAATTTTGCAGATTTTTCAATCATATCCAAACTTTTTTTCGTGTCAATCACCGGTTCAATACTTGCAAACGTTTTGAAACCTGCATCGTGAAGTTTTCTCATGGCTTCGATACGCTCGGCGTTGGTAGATGCGTTTGGTTCGAGGTCATCACAACCGGTGAGAGTGTATCCGAAACTAACATAATCTTTCCAAGCGTTTATAAGATATTTCTTATCAATGAAAAACTCGATCCATCCAGCACATTTAGTCAACACTTTGGTTTTTACACCATTGTTTACACATATACGCAATGTATTCAGTGTTAATTCATAAGTATCCGGTAACATCGGATCTGTAGTGAAACTGAACAATAGCCCGTGTTTTTGCAGTTCCGGAAGGTTATCCATCAACTCTTTTTCAAAAACTTCCAAAGCGTGATCTTCGCTTTCGAAGCATTTTTTGAGCTTCGGTACGTCGCCCCATCCCCAGCGTTTATTAAAACAGTAGGTACAGGCGTTGCTGCACCCGACGTAAAAATTACACGCCCATTTTGCGTACTCTCCAGCCTTTCCTGCAGGCTGATAAATCGCTTTTCCGTTAAATTTATTTTCCATTTTATTGATTTTTAATTTGTTCTACTTTTTCTATTCAATCACAAAATTTCTTTTACTTTCCATTTTGGTTTTACAATATCGTGAAACAATACAGGACAGTGCTTTGACCAACTATGATCATTATTTTCAATTTTAACCATCACATGCGTCTTATAACATTGATCACAGGTTTTTCGGCATATCTCACACAGTTTGAGTTCATTTTCGACAAACCGACATTCAGTCAATTCAATTTCAGATTTGTAAAAATCGAGAATGCTATCCTCAATCCATACAGGCTCGTCTTTTCGACTTAAAATAACTTGATAGATCATTTCGCCCCCCTCATTTCAGATTCTACATTCTCCATCGCCTCAAATATCCGCCACGTATAACCACCGCTATATGGCATCGCTTCCGTCGCTGATTTCGACGTCTCGCGCACCATCTCCTCAATGATCTCCGATATTTTTCTTGGTTTCGACATTTTCAATTTTCAATTTTCAATTTTGGTTAGTGAGCGAAGTCGAACTATCAATTCAAAACGCTTCCCTAAAGTCCCTATCGTCCCTATCGTCCCTATTGTCCCTAAAGTCCTTAAACTCTTTCAATTCCTTATACCCATACCTGTCAAAATCAAAAAACTCCGTCATGCTGCCGTTGTGCGTAAACTTCACATTGCCAAGTTCCCCGTTCCGGTGCTTCGACACAAACAGTTCGCCATAATTGATCAGCACGTTTCCTTTTTTATCCTGAAAGGCGTCTTCAATCACATTCCCGTACTTATCCTGATATTCAAATTCTTCGTCTTTTTTGTATTTCGACGGGCGATGCACGAAAATCACCATATCGGCATCCTGCTCAATAGCCCCTGAATCTCGCAAATCGGCAAGTATAGGTCTGTTTCCGCCGCGTTTTTCACTCTCCCTGTTCAATTGCGACAGCGCTATCACCGGCACGTCAAGTTCCTTTGCAAGGCATTTACACTCGTTGCTGATCGCCGACATTGCCTGTTCTCGGTTGCGATCCGAGCGTATCTCCTCGCGGATCAGTTGAAGATAGTCAATCACAATCAGCCCGCATTGTCCGTTCTTTTTATGGATTTTGCTCTGCGCCCTAATGTACGACATGGACACGCCTGAACTTTGGTCAATGATGATCGGAAGCGAGTACAGTTTCCCGGCGCTCGCCTCAATCCGCTGCATATCCTCTACAGATGTTTTCCCTGATCCGTAATTTTGCGGATTCACGGTCAATCCCGACAGGATCATCCTGTGTACTAACTGCGTATCCTTCATCTCAAGCGAAAACAGTACCACCGGTACTCCGGAAGAAGCCGCTGTATGGGCAAACTTCAACGCCACTGCGGTTTTACCCATCGAAGGTCTCGCCGCCAAAACGATAAAATCTGAATTTTGCCAGCCGTTGGTGATCCTGTCCAAATCGCAAAAACCGCTTCTGATACCGTTCTCTATTCCTTTCTGGAAGTTCTCATGCCGCTGCCAAGCCTCTTTCAGGCAATCGTCCAAAATCTCGTGAAGGTTGCGCGACTTCCTTTTACCGGCAATCATCTCTCCGATAGCCGACATTTTACGCTCAAGTTCCGCAAAAATATCATCCGTTTCATGCTCGTCCGAAAATGCCATTCCCATCGCCTCTGACGATACCCTGATGATCTCCCGCTGAATATACCTGTCAAAGATAATTTCAGCGTGCGCTTCGATATGAGCGTCCGAAAGTATCGGATGCGTCAATCCGGTAACGTAATAGGGTCCGCCTACTTCTTCCAACTTACCCGTTTCCCGCAGTCTATTGGTCACCGTAAGCAGGTCTATCGGCTCTTTTCTGTCGTACAGAGACAGGATCGCATCGAATATCACCCCGTTTGCCTGTTTGTAAAACACGTCCTTACTCAAAAAATGAGCAACTTTCTCAACGGCTTCCGGGAAAATAAGCATCGCGCCAAGCGTCGCTTCTTCCAAATCAACCGCTTGCGGTGGAATCCTGCCTCCTTCCACGCCGATAACATGCGTCATATCGTTAAACGACGATGATTTTTTTTGGTTTTTCATCTGTTTTGATTTTTTCTTTGTCGATTTGAATTTTCAACCAATTGATAAAGTGAGATTTAAAATCTTTTTCAGTCTTTGAAACATCCCCTTTCAACTGAATTTCGCTGGCAAAATCATCAAGTTGTTTCGGCACAATATCAGGTTTCAATCCGAGTTTCATACCTACCTGTTCAAGCCATGACGTATTCTTCAATCTGTTTTTCAGGTTTTCAACAAATTCAAAAGTTCCGTCGCGCGCGTTCCCTCTCTCGTTTAGTTTAGTTTTATTTATTAGTTTAGTGTTGTCTGACACTTTTTGACACGAAAGGGTGTCGGAAAGGGTGTCGGAAAGGGTGTCGGAAAGGGTGCTTTTTTTTACACCCTTTTCTGTATCCTTAATTAAATATTCCGTATTATTCCTTCTTCCGTCTCCGCTTTTGAACTCAATTAATCCTATTTGTTTTAGCGTATTTCGTGCCTTAATCATTGCGCGCTCATTCAAGCCCGAATCCAAAGCCAAATACCCATTGGATTGATTAAACGGATTCTTCCACGCTAACTCATTGCATTTATTTAGCAACGCGAAATAAACTGACTTTTCGTTCGGCGTCATAGAATACTCCTTATTCAATGCCCAAAAATGATTAATTAACTCAATGTAATTCATACTAAACTTTTAAAGAACCCGCCCGAAGACGGGCTTTTTTCTAATTCAGATTAAGCGATTTCATCCCAATAGATAACAATTCCACTTTTTACAATGATATTGCCATC